TCGAGCCGCTTCGCCCTCCGGTTGTTTGTCTTCGCCCATCATCGATTCGACCTCTGGCATCTCTGGTGCCTCGGTCGCTTCCTGGCCGGCTGCACCCGCCAAAAACGTGATGATTTGAACTGGATCGGTCATACCTTCCGGTACGCCGAGCTTTTGAACTGCGGCCATGAGTGCCTCGTCCATTCTCGTAATCCCTTCCCGGTCGCTTGACCGACGAACAGTGGAATTTGGATCTGCACCCGTTGCACAGATCGACGCGTTGTGGGGTTCCCACGCTGTAACAATCTCGGCAGGACCGTCGATGACGTTGCCTTGTGATGTCGTGTAGCTCTGGCCCTCTGGAACGTACTGACGTGCGAGGATCTGAGCATCGATCGAGAAGTCGTTGAGATGACCCTCGTTGTATCGAGTGGCAATCTTTTGCGACTCTTCATCGCTCGCAAACGCTGGCTGCCCAACGAGCTGATCACCCTCGATAGCGATCGATCGGATGGAACCAAAGACGTTGCGAACGGTCTGGTCGTTGTGGCTGTCGACAATCGGAAGCTGATTGCGGTTCTGACGAAATCGAACGCCATCCATCAAGAGCACCTGAGCGACCCATTGACGCCTGAGGTCGTCGTAGACCATGACGGGTGTCTCGGTGGCGATGACTGCCTTTCCGTCTTTGATCTGTCCAAATTGACGCTGGATGCTGGTTGCTGGCTCTGGCTTGTGGATGGCTTGTGCAATCTTCTTGCGTCGCTTGGCGTTGATTTCTGCGAGTGTCACTGTGTCACCTCGTCGGGAAGTGTGTCTACGGATCCGTCCTTGGCGTCATCAATCAACGCTTGTGCGTTGGCTTCGTTCATGCCGATCGATGACAAGAACACTTTGGCGGTCGCTTCGCCGATCACTCCGTTGGCAAGGTCGTCAAGCGTTTTGGCGATGGCTTTGCGGTTGCGGTTGAACTGAAGGGTTGAGAGTCCCATCATTTCGCCGCTTCCAGTGGGTGCGGGTTCGGAGGATGCTTGGCCCATCGCTGATTGAGCGGCTGAGACTTCGACCTGCTGCTGCTGGAGCGTCTTGAGCCCGAGCTGCTCCATGAGTCGCCGCTCCTTGGCCTGTTGATAAAAAACGGATCGCCATGACTTGCCACGCTGACCAAGCTCGGTCTGGTAGGTGCTCATAAAGTTCTCGATCGCATCCTTGGCTGCGGCCTGTTCGGATTGAGGATCTACCCATTCCCATTCAGGTGTCTGCCACTCCACCGGAACGGCTCTGCGACGATCACTTAGCAGATCGGCGGAGGAGGGGAACGCCGGGAGGGAGCTGAGTGCCGCGGCGTCGCAAAACGCGTCCCAGGTGGGTTGCAGGAAGTGCCGAATGAGGTACTGCTGCCAGCACCGAAAACGCCGTCGATCTTCAAGTTGGCTGGTTCGCGACGAGCTGTAGGATGTTTGGCTGTAGTCACGCGCCACGGTTTCGTAACTGAGCCCTGTTCCAACCGCGATGCCTCGGAGAATCAAAGCGATCCAGGGTTCAGCCCCTGCGGTCGGTCGGCCTGGATTGATGCCTTCGACCGATTCGCCTGGCGACAATCGCACGATCTGACCTGGTTCGAGGTAGTCAAGCTTGTTCCCGGCTGCGTCGACTGAATCTCCACCATCAGGATCGGACAGCGATCCGATGGGTGTTTCGGTCTTGATGGCGACGGTGAAGCAGGATGCAACCGCGGAGGCTTGGAGTTCGTTGTCAACGTAGGTGCCGAGGTCGCGAATCCAACTTAGTGCCGGTGCAAACCACGAGACGCCTCGGGTCTGGCCGATTCGATCATGGCGGTAGAGATGCATGATCTCATTGGCTGGGATGCGTTCTGGAGTGCGAGTGAACGCCCAAGGCTGTAACGGGTGATCTTTGTAGATCCAATAGGCAACGGGTCGACCAAGGTCGTCGAGTTCGACGCCTCGAACGATGCGATTGCCGGTTGAGTTGTCGAGATTGGCGGCGTAGTTGTCTTTGTCTCCAGCGAGTCGATCGGCTTCGATTAGCTCAAGTGCCAATGGAACAGGACGGTAGATCCCTCGGTATTCTCGAGACGGTAGGCGGACGATGCGGATGAGGACTTCGCCAGCTTCGACAATCTCACGCTGTGCGAGTGCTTGCATCTCGTCGAGTGTGTACTGGCCGTTGATCTCGCAGACTTCGGCCCACTCGGCCCAAATCTTGTCTCGCTCGTCGTTGATCGACTCGACGTCGTCCCCTTGCGGTGTTTCAAAGGTCGATTGTGCCTTGATTCCACAACCGACGACCGACGAAACGATCGTATCGACGACGCCCCAGGCGTAAGCATTGTTTCTGACTAGATCGCGGCCCCATGCTCGAAGGCGATCGGCTCCGAACGGACCAAGCAGTTCCTGATCGGCTGGATTGTTTTTTGGTGCTCGGTTGCTGCTGACTCGAGATGGCTCAGCTCCTTGATAGGATCGCATGAGCTTTCGAGCTTGCATGCGACGGACGCCGGCGAGCGGGTTGACTGCGGAAACGATTGAATCGATCAGGCTGGAAATCATCGGCGGTGCCTCGACAACTTGCCAAGGGAGAAACCGCCAGATCCGCTTTCACGCTCGACCTGAATCTGCAACTGCCGACGCTCTTCGAAAAGAGTGGCTAGATCGAGTTTGGTGACGCTGCGAGAACCAATGGAATACTGAGACGCACCTCCGGTTAGGAGTGCTTCGATCGCTGCGTCAATTTGCGTAAGTAGGCTTGCTGCGGATGCCATGCATCAAAGATCGCACGCATCCTTCGTGCAATCTAGTTGCATTTGCTACCAGGGTAGCAAGCCCGCTTTTAATTTCCTTCTTGGGACCAAGTGTTGCCGCACTTGTTGCAACGGCAGTATCGAATCGATCCGTGCTTTGAGTACACGCGAACGTGGCTCTCGCCTGGCTTGCGACGTGTCACGCAAAGAGTGCAATCGCGAGGCATGAACCGACGCGGCTTATCCTCAACAGGCTCAACTGTTTTCGCTGGTTCAAGTTCAACGGGTGGTTCAACAATCGCGGTTGACTGATCTACCTGTTCCGCTTTCCGTGCTCGCTTCGCCATCTAATTCCTCCTCTTTGGAACCCATCCGCCTGGTCGCTGCCTAAATCTCGCACCGTGCTGATGTTTGGCTTCGACTGGTTTTCGTTGCTTTGTCTGCTCGACTTGATGTTTGGCTTGGACTTCAACCTCCGATGGTGCGATTAGCTTGACTCCGCACGCTTCTCCAGCAGCTGCGGCCATATAGGTCGCATCAAGCCAGTGGTTATTCTCGTTCTTGACGCTCCAGTATTGCTTCGTTCCTTTGCCTTCCTTGAACTCGCTGACCAATTCCTCGGCGGCGATGTGCTGTGAATAGCTGCCATGCTTCTGGTTACCGTCGAGGTTGAACAGCGACAGCGATCCGCGGCGGAGCATATTGTTTTCGTCGAACGTTGGCGTCAAAAACCGCTCGTGGACGAACTGTTTCCAGTAGTTGGTATCAAGCTCGTACAGCCAGATTCCTGCGGATGCGAGCCTGGAAGCGTGTAAGTTTGCACCGGCGATGATGGAGTCGGTTGATTGCTTCTTTGGAGTGTAGGGCGAATATCCTTTGCTTGGATGAAAGACGCCTCGAACCTCGCGGATAAACTGGTAGGCAGCATTGGTGAACGTGCCTGAGTCGACAAGCACAAAATCAACTGATCGGCGTGTTCCGGTCGCGTCAACGAACTGCTTTTGAATGAGTTCATCTCGCCAGTTCATCAGAGCGTTATAAATCATCGGCTCCGAAGCTTCGTTGTCGATGGAGCGATCAGTTCCGTGGACTTCAGCGACTCCATAATCAACGACTGCACCACCTGCACCATGCCACCAAGCAGTAACGACCCAGTGGCAACGATACTTTCCGAGGTCGATCGCGGCAGTAAGTGCAACGGTGCTGGCTGGGAGCTGGCGACGCGCCAATCCACTCAATCGAGATTGGACGATGGCAGGCGTGATGCCTGTTCCCATCGGTCCCGCTTCCTCAGGTGGATCGTTGTCTATCTCGGTGGAAACAGCTTTAATCCCCACGTCGGCGACGCGGTTGTAATACGACTGCACCGCTGACAATTCCATCGGCTTTCCGTCAGCGTGAATCTTGCGGCTGTAACTCGATGGATTGCTGACCACCGAACCACGCTCAATCTCCTTTCGGTTATCCTTCCAAAACTTAAATGCTTCCCGTGCATCTGGGTCGTTAGCGTGACGCGATCGCCTCAGTTCGATATACTTCTCGACCAAATCCATACGATCCGGAGGCTTGACCATCTTTCGGTATCGCTTGCCTCGCCAAGATGGCTTCTGGGCTGGGTCGGTGTACTTGTAGGCGATGCAGCGTCGATTCTGGATTGTGCACAGCATGACGCGGGGAACACGCTCAGAGGATTGGCCCAAACCTGCAATGTCTTGCTCAATGACTTCCTCGTTCTTTTCGATCTGTGTTTGACTCGCTGCGGCCTCCCTGTCCTCGATGTCGTCAATCAATACCAGCGTTGGACGATCGCTCCGGTACTTCGTTCCTCGGATCGCACCGTCAATACCAAGGCTATATAGTACCTGGCCTCGACTTGCTGGCATTACCTTTTCGGGCCATCCAATAAGCTGATCTCTTGTTATCGTTGGAAACACAAAGAAGTCCGGAGCGATGACAATGTTCGTGTTGACTCCGCCAACTGTCTGCATCCTGCCTCGGGATGACCATCCACCAACCTTCACAAACGGGATCCCTATTTCTGGATAGTCGGCAATGAAAGTCTCGTTTTGTTGCAACTGCTCGACCAGGTCGCGTACTTCCTTCTTGGCCTTGTCTGCGTTCTTTCCAATGATGACTGGAAACGTACTCAACCCGCAAACCATCAGGTAGAGAGCTGTCCTAATGGCAAGCGTTGTTTTTCCTTCACCACGAGGCCCAGCTATCGCCTGGTCTCCTCCGTACATCGCCGCGTCAATGATCGATCGCACCATTGCCTTCCTGTCCTCTGTGAACGCCTCGAAAAACGTCCTTTCAAAGTAAGTGCGGAGCCATAATTCCGGATCCTTTTCAGCCTTCAACCTGCGTGCAACGTTAGCAGGATTTGGAATGACAATATCACGAGCCTTCGCTCGCTTTCTTGCCATTAGCTCGGCCTGGCTTTGTCGCTCGTCCTTGTTCTCGAGCGTTGCTGATGATGCCGTTTTTGGATGCAAGCTCAGCAAGGTCTGCAACTGGGACAGACTGAGCGAGTGCAAGAAGTCGTAGTCGGTGCTCATTTTCTTTGGCTTCCCTCTTAGCCTCAGATTCCTCTCTTTTCACATCGAGTGCGTCCGCCATCAACAAACATTTCGCAGCATCGATCGCCAGATCAGGATCCTGCAAGCAATTCATTAACGCAGACTTCACCGCTTCCTTATCAACGTTCCATTTCTTTATCAAAGCTTGTCGAATTAGTCCGATGTCCCGCCTCGTCTCTGGAGCAAACACAACTCGCCCCTCCCCATAAACCAACACCCTAACGCACTAACTTTCTGATAAATTTTTGGGATCGATTCCGC